ATCTTGGCGGTATATTCATCAAACAATTCGATATTTTTACACATGGTTAGGCTCCTAAGCTGAAATGTTCTATGGCTAAATCAATGATGTCGCCACGCAAAGCATCGCTAATATCGCCATTGGCATTGATGGGTAAGAAAGGTCTGGCGGGCACTTTGCCATCTTCTGTGCCGAATTGGTGGACGGCTGGATAGTTGTAGCCTTTGGCTGTGGCTGGTAAGCCTATGATCGCTTGTCTGGCATTGGAAAATACATTGAGGCTATCTTGCATCCTGCCTGATTCGTAGAGGGGTTTGCCGTTCTTTTTGGCTTGGGTGCTGGCTTTGAGTGGCTTCCATGGTGTGCCATCAAAGGGGCTTTGCTCATCTTCAAAGGCGGTTTCTGTGGTGGTTTGTAGGAGATTGGCAATTTCTGCCATGAGTGGGGCAAGCTGATAGCCGCGATGCTCTAAATGCGCCAAGCGGCGTTTTACTTCTGTGATGTTCATCTCGCATCTCCATGTACTCGACCCTTCGGGCGGCTATGCAGCCGTGTAATTTTACTATCCTGTAAAATTATTGATGCTGGCATTTGCATTTCTCCTTTGAAGTGGTCTATACTTCGGTTATCTGAAGGGCATGTTTAGCATCATGGATAGCCGAGCTTAACGGCGATGTAAAAGCTAAACATACTTTAAGCTTGCCCTTCATTTTTTCTTATATATGAGTTTTTCTACTCTTTTCTTCGCAACAATTTCAGGCTTCACCACATAAATGCTTGTGCCAATCGTTTTATCTTTTTCATAGGTGAACAATGCCATAAAGGCTTTATTGTCACCGTTTTTATTGGTGAAATAGCGAAACATCTTTTTCACCAGTTGGCTTTTTCCTGTGCGGCTTTCTACCTCAAGATAAATCTCATCAGGATCAGCAATGGTTTTCGCTAACTCGTCTACATATAGATGACGGTCATTCTTGCGAATCTTGGATGTCCCATCTTTGAATTTGGTAAACAACCCATCGTCAATCATCATCGGGTCGCCAATTTTATCAATGTATACATCCCCTTGCTGGATGCTTAAAGTCTTGTAAAACCTGTCTTTAAGCTCGCTATCACTCAAGTGGTCCAGGGCTTGGTTCGGGGCAATCATGGATAGCCCTGTGCCTAGATTCATTTTGCTTAGTGCGCCAACCTTTGAGCCTGCACCCACATCATGGCTCCAATCTTTGCTTGCTACGCTTTGGGGGGCTTTGGGTTGAATGCTCATGCCGCGTTTTTTGAGTTGTGCCTTGCTGTAGGCGCGTACTTTGCATTTGCAGTTCCATGCGTTGGGTGGGTAGTTGGTGTTCCAGAATGCATCATCTTTGGGTAATACGGTGCCGTGGATAGCGCGGTGGCTATCGCGGGTGTTGGGTAAGAGCATGGAAGTGTATCGCCAATAAGTGGCGGTGGTGAGGGCTTGCATTTGTTCATATCTTGCCACGCTGTATGCCACGCGCATATTGGTGTTGAAGATGGTGCGTAGGCGGCGGCTGCCGATGTATATATCCTTGATTTCACCTGTTTTGGGGTCAATGGCTTCTTTATGGCCATACCAGCCTTTCTTTTGCAAGGTCGGTTTGATGCGTGCTTGCCAATCTTTGAAGGTCTCGCCTGTTTGCATGGCTTGATTGAGGCTGGTGAAGATGTCATTAAGCAAATCGACACGGGTCACTTTGGCAACGGTGAATGATTTATGATGCGCCTTGCCAATCATTTCATCGTAATTGAAGGTAAGTTTGAAACCTTTGTTGTTTAGATAGGCTTTGGCGGCATTAGGGGTTTGCTTGAATGAAAAGGCAACGGGGCTAGCCATGGTTTGCCTCATCTTCAATTTCGGCGGCTGCCAATAGATGGCTGTTGGCAGTTTGTTGGAATAGTGCGTTTTCTAGCTTATCCAAGGGCATATCTGGGTAGTGATCTAACAAAGATTGATATGCCTCTTCATAGCTGGTGCTGTTGGCGATGATAGAAAACACGCCATCAAGCAATTCTTTCTCCATAGCCTTTGTGCCTACGGCGGCAATTTGCTTGTCTAGCTCATCCTCATGTTGTGGGGTTTGCAGCGCGTTCTTTTGGGGCTGTAAGGGCGCGCAATGGGGGCATGATTGGTTTTCTAGGGCATTGTTTTGCGGTGTGCTTGGCGTGGTAGGTGTTGCTTTTTTGCCTATGATTTTGAATCCGAACTGTGCTTCAATATCGGCATCATCCAATTCAAATCCTGAATCGCTTAGGTTTTTTACCACACCTGATAAATCCAATAAATTCTTTTCTTGCTTGATGTCGAAGGTAAAGGTGCAGCCTTTGGCGTTGGGGAAATTCAGCTTTTCTAGGCGATTGAGAAAGGCTGTAATGGTCTTTTCAATCAATCTTGCGTCAAACTTTAGAATATCGCGCTGGCGATTTTCGTGGACTTGGCTTTGCGCGCGACTGCCATTCTTGCCGTCGCTGGTGGATTGGGTGTTGCCCAAAATCAATATGGCAATTTGGCGATCAATATATTCAATGAAGCTTAGGAAATCAGCTTTGCTTGTCACATTGAGATATTCAACCACATCATCTTTATCAAACACGCCCACGCATGATGATTTCAGAGAGTATAGCGTATCAATCAATTCATCTTCATTACCACTGGATTTGGCGATAAGCGGCGGTGTGGCTGCATTATCAAAATATGCCAAGTTGTGCGCCATGGTGAGATGCTTGATGCTGAAGTACCAAACCAGCTTGGATGCCAGGCTAAAATCAGTGATTTCGCCAATATCAATCGGATGCTTATGAAAGACGATGCGTTGCTCATCGAGGGATTTTAAAAAGATGCGCTTGGCATTTTGCCTTATATATAGATGTTCAAGGGTGGTTTTGATGCGGCCGCCATCGCTGATGGTATCGGCATAAAGATAGCGCGGTGAGATATGCTTAAAGCTTGGCGTGATCTTTAGATCGGCAATGTCATAGTTCACATTGGTGAGGGATACGCCGTAATAGATGCCTGAAGCAAGCTGGGTGATGAGTTCATCCAGTGGCACAGATTCAGCTACCCATGTTTGAAACGCCTCATTGTCTGTTTTGATGGTGAATGCTTGCCCAATCAATTGCTGGCTTCGGGTGAGCACGGCACTGGCAATCTTTAAATCGCGCATCATATAAAAGAACAGGCTTTGCATTTCGGCAAAATCTTCATCGAGCAACATTGCCTTAATCATATCGACGCTTAGATTGCCAAATGGCTCATGTTTATCTTGCTTGAAAAGCTGGACGGATTTGCTTCGGGTGAGTTTGTTGGTGTCTGTCTTTTTATCTGTGGTTTGTTTCGCCATGATGCCGAGCCCCTAGAATCGCCGCTACGGCGTTTTTGTTTTCTATCTATGGGATAGCCTAGGTCGATTTTAGTTAAACATAGTTAAATGCCCTCTAAACATTATTAAACGTATGCCTGTGTGCCTAGCTACCCTTATTTCTTCATTCAGGCGTATTTATGCTTAAATTTCCCAAAATCACGCTTCTTTAATTTTTCACGCACGCTTTTGTAATCCACCTTGCCGCCGCTCCTGAAAATGCGGTATGCCATTTCAAGGCTATCCAACAAATCATCATGGGCGGAGGATGGGTAGGTCTCCAATTCATCAATCAGAAGATGATCGGCTTGGTGGATGAGAATCGTGCCGTCGTTAATCAGGGGTGCGATAGAATCAATGCGCAAGGCTTTGGGGGCGGTGTTGCGTAATTCTTTCACACTCAAGGGTAAGCCAATACGCAAGGCTTCCTTCTTTAATACATCCTTGAAGAACTCTTGGAACTGCACCACCTCCACTGCCATGGTGGTAGGTGCCATTTTGGCGAGCCTGGCATAGGTGGCAATGATGCGCGGAATAAGCTTCACAGGACTCATGCGATAGCCTTTCACGCTGGCATAAAATTTATCATCTTTCTTGCCAAGCACTGCCACGCCAAAATAATCGCCCTTCTTTTTGCCCATGGCTGGATCAAGCCCCATCCAATAAATATCACAACGCGGCATTTTATCAAATAAGGTGTAGCCCTCAAAAAGCAGCCCTTCTTTTGATAGTGGCGTGTTTTGATATTCCGACATAAAGCTATCTTTATCTTCCAAGTATTCCGCCATCACATCTTTCGCGTCAATCTCTGGATCATCCAGCACCATGCCTTTCAGGCTTTCGCCAATCGCATCGGGGAACTGAATCACCAAGGGGAAATTATAAGCCTTAAAATCGTCGCGTTTCTCTAAGCGTTTGAGCAAGCCATCATTGTGCAAGACTGTGCCTACAACAATCAGGCGATAGTTCTGCTTTCTGGAGGGCAACTTCATCACGGCTTTCTTAAACCAATTCTCCAGCTTATCGCGCTGCAATTTTGATTCGACTTGCTCATCGTTTTCAACATCATCCAATATAATAAGATCAGGGCGAAAGCTTAAAAAATGAATGCCACGCAATTTGGTGCCTGCACCAAAGCCCATCAGCTTGCACACATGCCCATCCACATCAATGACAATTTCTTTTTCACGGAGGGTGGATGGTAGGGTTATATTGAAATCTGCATTAAAATTAGCATTGCCTTCCAGCTCATCGCGAAAAAACTCAAACATCAGACCCATGAGTTTATCGGTGGAGGTAATCAGCACAGCGAATCGCGTTTCTTTTTTGGCAATCAGCCAAAGGGTGAATAGCTTACTAATCACGGTGGTTTTCGCGCCACCACGGTAAGCAGAAAATAGCAGCTTATTGTGCGCTTTGCTCAAATCATAAAGATTGGCATGAATAAAGCGGCGAAAACTGGAGGTTTCCTGCTTGGCAAAATCAATATGATGCGGAAAGTAAATCTGGATAAACTGAAAGAAATCAGCTTTGGCGGATGCAATGCGTGCATCCTTGCCTTTATCCGCCATGCGCGGCAATGCTTTGAGATAGTCAGCTAATTCACTGACCTCTTGCTTAATCATGCAATCACCGTGCTCACAATCTGATCAGCATGGGTGCTTAAAAACTGAATCACCGCCGTAGCTTCTTTTTCTAAAGCTACTTCGGATATTTTATGTAGCACATCTTTGGCAATCGCCGCCTTGCTTACTTTCGGATTGGATTGCTGTTTCTTTAGCTTGTAATAGGTATCAATATGCTTGCTGATAATCGCCAGCTTCTTTTCAGGCTCGGCATCATCCATCGCCTCCATATTGTCCAGGGCTTTCTCAAACTGGAAAATAAGCAGGGCAACGAATTGTTCTTCTTTTCTTTGGGCATCATTGGCATCGGTGGCTTTAAGAAAGCGCATATCATCCCAATCCATGCCGCGCCCCTGATCCTTCTTTTTATAGGCATAGATAGATGTGCGCGAAATACCCAAAAGCTCGGCGATGGTGGCAATATTATTGCCGCTTAGATACAAATCCTTGGCATGCTGATGGTTACTCATGGCTCACACCTGATTGTTTATAGCCACGCAAGATAGCAATCACATCTTTCAATTTTTCATCATGGGAGATAAACAACACCGCATCTTCAATGCGCTCATGGCGCGATTGGCTGGCAAGCATTTCGCGGCGCAATTGTTCAATGGCTTTGGTTGATTTCTCAATGGATGCCATCATGAATGCATCATGCTTATGATCGCGCTCACGTGATGATTTGATGGTATGCAAGACAGGAAACACAAGTGCAATCAATGCGATATTGATCACCTCGCTATAGGTTTGTAAGAAATCTAAAAGGCTCATGAAGGTTTATTCCTTTTTGCGGATAGGATGCTTGTTTGGCGGGTGAGATAAGTTTTGAGTAAACCGCGCAAGCCGTAAATCACTACGACCATGCCGATAATAATCGCTACATACCATTCGGGCATTTTGGCAATAATGGCAAAGCCCGCGAGGGCATAATCAGCTGTGCTGGGAAAGAATGCCATAAGCATAGGGCTTAGAAACACAATCAATACCAGCTCATCTTTCCAAGATTTCTGCATATTTTGCATGGCG